ATGTATGAAGCTGCCATAAAAACGGCCTGGACCGGGGTTTACTTTGCCGTACCATATATGGCTAAACTAATCATTGAATTTATGGAAAAGAATTATCAAAAAGAAAATCGCAATCTGCGAAAATCACGCGATTTGCTCGTGGAACGAATCTTACATCGGTATCCTGCCCGGAGGGTCGATAGCGATGACGATTTGTTCGATGCTTTGGAGGAATACGACTCGTATCGGAACGAACGGTATGAGTGTCTTGCCGACGACCAGAGCAAGCTGTGCAAATTGTTTATGTCGAACCCGAAAATGGGAGCGTTTATCTCGGACGTTATCGGCGGGGAGGATGCTCTTATCGCTTGTGTACGTTACTTCGGGAAGGATATGCTCGATTGTGCCGAGGACGAGGGGCGCATGGAAGAGGTTCGTAAGGCGAACGACGAGTACCTATCACGCATGGCACGATTCGGCGAATTGGAAAACCAAATGCGGGAGAACTTGAAAAACAGCACTCGTTGTATGGAGCGTTTCAAGTCGGAGAAAGGAATGAGCGACGAGGAGTTCGAGGGTTTTCTCGACCGGGTGTATCATTTGTGCAACCATGTGTTTATGGGAGAATTGAACGACGAAGTTCTCGGGTTACTTTTCAAGGGGTTGTATTACGATCGTGACCTGTCTTGTGCCGAGCGGGAAGCCGAGGTGCGTGGACGTAACGAGCGTATCGTTTTCGAGAAACGGGAACGTAACGGCGATTCGTTACCTCCTTTACGAAACGGCGGCAGTTTCGAGCCCGATTCCGATCTTTCGCCTGTATTCGGAAACCGTCGCCGCCGTAGCGTGTGGGACTTGTAGATTTTTGAAAAGGGGATTGAAACAGCTTCTAAATTATTCTAATTCTTATGTTTTTATTGTATTCTAAAATGAAAAGAGAGATGAAAAATTTTTTATTGAAATGGAAAAAGCCGCTTCTTTGGTTGACCGGTTTTGTATTGTTGGTACTGTGTTGGCAAGTTTGGGACGGACTGTTCGATGCCGGGTTGGTATTGGCGGCGATCGTGCCGGGTATGTCGGGCGGAAAAATCGTAGTCAACGAACCGTTGACGACCGATATTGTTCGTGAAGGGAGTCCCTCTCTGTTGCGTAGCGAAGTGGATAAACGCATCGTGAAAATACGTCCGATGTCCACGCCTATCGATCAGTTGTCACGGTGGAACGGTTCGCGGAAGGCTTCGTCGATGATTGTCGATTATTATTCGGTCGATGTGAAACCTACCAAGTCATATATGAAGGCCTCGTATGTGGCTCCCGGGGCATCGACCGTTAACGACTCGCATAAAAAGGCGACTATCAATGCCGTGGACAACAGCATATTCGAGGTGTCGGAAACTTTGTTGGTTCAAGGGGTAAAAGGGTATGATCCCGACGGGGAGATGTCGAATGCCGACTTGGTGCTTTATATCGCCGCAAAAGACGAAGATACGGGGGCATTGACCGTCTATCCCATCAATGGTTCCAAAATAGGTTCGGTGACCAACTGCGTGCCGTCTATTCCCGTGAATACGCCGCTTATCCGTATGGGGCGTGCGGCAACGGAACTCGATGTGCAGACGGCACAATTCGCCGCTTTGCCTATCAAGAGTCAGAATTTTTGCCAGATATTCAAAATGCAGATCGAGCAATCGACTTTCCAAAAAATAGCGAATAAAGAGGTCGAATGGGATTTCTCGGATGCCGAGGAAGCTGCTATTTACGATATGCGATTGGGTATGGAAAAGAGTTTTATGTTCGGTGTGAAGAACACGATTTTCGACCCTCGTAAAAAGGAGAATGTGATGCTGACGGGCGGTATCTGGTGGCAGGCCGGAAATCATTATACCTACAATCCTACTGTGGAGATGACACAGAACGATTTGATCGATATGATGCGACAGGCTTTTACCGGGAACGGAGGGAATAAACGAAAGGTGTTGATTGGCGGTTCTTCGTTTATCGGCCGTATCAATAAGATAGAGATGACCAAAGTGGTGATGGCCCGCGAAGATAAGGTACAATGGGGCATCGACTTCTCGGAAATCAAATCGAAGTTCGGGAAGCTGTATGTGCTTTATTCGGAGGTATTCGACGATTGCGGCATGAGCGACTACGGATTTATTTTCGACCCGGAATTTATCCAGAAATGGTCTCATGTCCCGTTCGACTCGCAGGAACTCGATTTGAAAAAATCGGGGGTACGCAATACCGATGCGTTGGTACTGACCGAGGCCAGTTGTTTGACATTGCGCTATCCGGTTGCTCACATGCGTATCGAGCCGGTCATACCCGATGAGGAATGAGTGATATGATTCAAGGGGACTGAGGGGCGACCGGGACATCGTGCCCGGCTCCCCTTTTTCTAAAATTCGGCCTCTCCTCGAAACCGTGTTTTTTCGTGTTACTCTCTTATATGGTTATTTGAAACTGTTGCGTTACATGGCGCGGGAGAAATTTTTATACAGCCGTTCTTGCGAGAGAGATATGGTTGTTTCGGCGAGGGGCTATATAGTTTTTTAATTAAATATAATGATATGATGAAGATTTATCAGACCCGGTTGGGAAACCTATCTACCTCGGTCGATGTGAACGGTGTACTTCGTCGGGTACAATTTCTTGCCAGTGACGGTGTAAACGGAATTTTTTCTACGGCCGACGAACAGTTGCAGCGGGCTATGGAAAACAGTCGGGGGTATGGGAGACGATTCAAATTGTATGGGGCGTAATTCGAAGCGGTTTTTTGAGAGTTGGTGAAAATGAGGCGAAAAGCGTTTGTTTATAGGGGGTTACGGGGTTGAGTGAAAAATAGGTCGGAAATTCGAAGCGGTTTTTTTCTTTGCATGGGCTTTACATATGCTTTACAAAAACGAGGGGAAAAAGGCTTTTTGGGGGCCATATCTTTACATCGGGTCGTGAATATTGCTCAAATGGGCTTATAAGTGTGTTTTTTATGGCTGTGTCCGCTCCATCAGAGTCATGGGGTGCACTGATCGGGGGAAGGTGGTTTGGCGGTTTCGCTGCCGTTTTTTTTGATTTATCTAAAATTATATTATCTATTTTATTCCAAATAATAATTATTTAGTATATTTGGAGGTATAAAAGTTACGATATGGCAAAGGTAATACATGTGCATTTATTGCATAATATAGGCGGAACGAAACAAAAGGACTGGTATTTCAGCAGTATATCGGCGGTATATACAGTTTTGACGGCTGAACAAGTGGGAGCGACGAAGAATTACCTGCTCCATGCCGGGCTGTCCGGGAATGGCACGATATGTACAAAAAGAGCTATAATTAAGCAATCTACGCTTATCTCAGGCAGTAGGAAGACTATCGATCAAGACGAAAAATAACGCCGTTATAATAACTTTCGGACGTTATTCCATAAATGCTGATAGAGAGGGCTGAATGCCCTCTTTTTTTGTATCCGTTTTGATTTGGGGTTACATTAGGGGTTACTGTTAGGAGTTACAAATTTATGAAGTTAGGGGTTATATTAGGGGTTACAAAACAACTATTATTAACGTGTACCCACAAATATAAAAAGGTGCTAAAATGCAAATAAGTCCAATTTTTTGCCATTTTCGAGGAGGAAATCGATATTTATTTTTTTTAGTCTTAAACTAAATATTTTATTGATTTACAATATATTAAATTAAATATTTACTTGCATTACATTGAAAAAAGTGTGCGTGCGGCTTATATGTGATACTATGGTAGTGTGTGATGACTACACAAAGTATGGGAAATTAAAGGTCAAATGCTTGCGGACCGCCTAAGTATGCAACCAATTCAGGTTTATTATCTTTTATACGAGACAATGACAGTGCTTTGGGATCCTTTGTATACTCCTCAAATAGATTTAAATATTGAGTTTGGTCTCCCAATATACACAAGTCTCCGGTAAACATATCTTCTCTTGCGTATTTTACGATTTTAGAGAATAACTCTGTTTGGCTATACTTTAAGACTTTCGGGTGAAATTCCTTAATTAAGGCAATGTTTTGCTTTATTTTATAAAAAGACCTTTCATTTATTGATTCGACGTAACAGACTATAACCATTCTTATGGCATGTGCTGCTTCGTCAATTTCTTCTTGGAGTAATTGGCAAATTTCATCACCGTGAAAAGATGTTGTATCGTCAGATGATCCAAAGCTCTCTTCGGTCGTCTGTTGTATTGTCGATATTTCTTCCGCTGTTGCCTTGCGAGAATTCTTTTCTTCAAAGAGACGAATTAAAATTTTAATAATAAAATCTTTTGTAAACTCCATACAAATTGTTAAGGGGGCTTATTATTCAAGGCCGACAGATCCAACCACAAGGGCGAGACCTGTTATCTCATCGAACGGTACATCGAAAGCTGGATATTCCTTGTTATCGGACACTACTGTAATATAACCATCTTTTGTACTCGGCATAAGCCGTTTCACGAGAATACCTTGCTCACGTGTAGCAATGACGTGACATTTATTCCATTGTAAAAATTTTCGGTCTTTAAGTATAGTGCAGGCCATCACGTCCCCGGGGTTAAAATGCGGGTACATGGAAAGACCGGATACTTCGATCATGAAATCCACATTGCAGTAGCGAAACTTGGGTATAACGTAGTATTCTTTTACATCTTTTTCTTCAATAGAGAGGAGACCGTTACCAAAGCCAGCCGCTGCTGTTTCAGTAACCAAAGGAATTGGTTTTACTTTTATATTTCCCAACACGTTCGCCAAAGGCATGGCTTTGGGCTGGTCTGTATTGTCGAGCGGAGTTACAATAGTAGAGTCCACATTGGTTGAGGCATGCTTGAGCATATCCCCTTTTCCCGTAAGCAGCCACTCTATATTGACATCAGGAGCATAGGCAAGAAATTTCGCAATATTATCTTCGCTAATACCATTGCTTTGCTGTAAAATACCTCTTGTAACCCCTGATATTTTATAAAATTCATAGGACGTTACCCCTTTATTCGATAAATAAAGCAAGATATTTTGCTTTATAGCCGACTTTTCTTGTTTGTTTTCTTGCATATACGAGAAATCTTGTTTATATTTGCAGAGTGTTTAAGTAGTAAACAGCGGCCAAATATACAAAATTGGCTCGAAATTAACGAGTGTCAGAGATTAAAGAATATGAACCGAAACCTATTATTAACAAGTGAGACGATGGAAAATCAAGAAACGATGATGAAAAAGCGGGATTTTGTAGCCGAACGGGTGAAATGCCGTATCGATGGCCTATTGGAAGAGGCCGACAACTATACGCGAATCATGAATGAGGATTATGAGTCATTTTTTATGGATCATGCGGAAGATATGTATAAAGTACAGCTTGAACTTTCCGAATACCGCAAGTTGAAAGCCGTGGTAAGCTCCGGAAGCCTTGAAGATATCCGGTCATATTTGGTAAATAAAGTGAATAACATTACCAATACCCTGCTTGGCGAAAAATTGCGATTAAATACTACCGGCGCCACTACCCAGCTTGCCCATATTTTAGAACTGGAATTGATCCGAGATTTACGCGGCAAGTTTATCATGTTCCTTGACTTTATCGGTAAAGACGAGAATGTCGCCGGATAATAAAAAATCGAGCGTGACAGCCCGGAAGGCGTCAAGAGACGGGCGGACGGTGTGGAAAGACACACGGGGCAATGGTTTTTGCGTTGGGGTTCGATTCCCCATGCCCCACAAAATCCAACCATTAAAACTTAAAGTTATGAAAGCAACAATGAATCCAACAAAAATGGAGGCGCGGATCAAACAGAAGCTGCGCACGCTGATCGGCAACGTGACACACATGCAGAATGTCGCCGACCAAACGCTGGAGCTTATCAAGAGCATCCTGACAGAGGACGAGCGAAACGACTCGGACACCTGCCGCGTCGTCGAGAACCTGTCGTGCGTGTGCGAGGAGGCATTACAGGTGTTGTGCGAGGAACTGAAAAAGGGAACCCGGCTTTACGAGATTCTGAACGAAGAAGGAATGCGAACCAAAGCCATTGACAGCCTTTGATTATGAAAGCCATTGAGAATTTTTCGGGGAACCCTCTTTATCGTCTATTATCTTTTGAAGAGCTTCCTCAGTTATACAAAGAGTTGATTCTTTCCCGTTATGGAACTCCGTATACGGATAGGCCAGCGGGCGACAGAACTGTTCCGGGAAAGGATCCTCTTTCAGGAATTTTTGGAGCTGACTCTGAACCTCGAACGGATCACCCCGAAAAAAGATGTCATAGTCTTGAAACAGGCCGTCGACTATCGCTCGGAACTCCTTTATCGAGGATAAAGAGTTCGAAGAAGAACGAAACCGAACAAGGTCGGCGACAAATCCTTGAAAAGGCGTATGCAATTTATCGTGAATTTCGTCGAACAATGGGGCTTCGATGTCTATCGCGTAGTCAATTCTACGCAATGTCGCGGCACTGATTAGGGTGTCAAGGACAAACTGGCGATACCGATTTGCCTTTTCGGCATCCAAGTATGTAATCACATAGTTCAATCTCCATTTCTTGGGAGTTTTTCCGGACGGTTTCATGATGTAGTTATTGTAAACAATCGCAAATATAACAATCACCAAATAAACAGACAAATGAGAAAGCAGATATTGACAGACAACGAAACTAAGGCCTTCTTGATAAAGACCTTCCAGTGTTCGCGCCAAGCGGTATGGCAGGCATTGACCTTCCAGCGCAACAGCGACCAAGCCCGGCGGATACGCCATCTCGCCCTGCAACGCGGCGGTAAGTTGACAGACGGCTATGCACCGAAGTGCGAGACTTCCTACGAAGAGGGAGAAAAAACGATGACCCAGAGATTCGGGTCACGTGTAAAGATAGTGGCGTATAGTGAGACCGGGAATGTATCCGTGTTCGTGGACGACCGGCTGAAAGAGAATTACGAGAATTTGGACGTTTGCAGCCTCATGCAGTTGCAGAGCGAGGTGGAACAGATGGCAGCCGTGTTGTAAGAGGAGGCGATATGGAATACTACGGAAAGATATTGTGCATATCGTACCACGATCTGACATACGACGACCGCCCCGTCATCATCGATGGGAAGGGCGACTACAGCAGAAGTCGTGCGTTGAAAGATGTACATCCGTCGATGCTTTCCGAGGAAGAACTTGCACCCATCATGTCAGAGGCTAATTATAAGCAGCTGGCAGCCCGGGGACAAATCCATGTGGTACGTTCAGGAAGGGGGTTGGGAGGTTATGCTCTGGTAGAAGTGGCCACCCTTCCCATTCGGTTTCAGGAGAAGATAAAGCTAAAATACGGGGACATGAAAGACGATATTCTCAGGAACTGGTTCGGCAGCCACTTCCACATCGACGCAAAAGCACGAGAGTTCTATTCCCGATTCCGTTTCGACAACGGTAATACGCTCCCTCCGGAACGCATACAGGAGTACACGGTGAACGCCTCGGTGATAGAGAGTGTACTGGCGCTGATGGCCGACACGGTATTGATGCGCAAAGCCATGAAGGGCGGCCCGGTGAACTGGGGCGAGATGGCGGGGGCGATCAGTTACTATCAAATCGAATTCGGGCATACGTTGCCGATAAGCGCCAACCGCTTCAAGAGGCGCGTGTGGGATTTCAAGGCTCAGGGATATGAGAGCTTAATCAGCGGAAAGTTCATGAACCAGAACCGTCGCAAGGTGACTTACGGCATCGAGCGGGTGCTGCTGGCGATAGACGCCCAACCGGAACAGCCCTATAACACGACGGTATGGGAACAATACAACCTGTTTCTGGAAGGAGAATGCGAATTATTTGACCCGGAAACGGGCGAGATACTCGATCCTGCCGATTTTACAGACAAAAACGGCAACCCGATCGTGTTAAGTCCCAAGACGGTGGCGAACTATCTGACCAATCCCAAGAACAAGGCGTTGAGGGCGAAACATCACATGAGCCAATGGGACTTCAACAACGCCTACCGTCCGTACCATTTACGCTACACGGGAGCCTATTCGCTCAGCAAGATCTCCCTCGACGACCGTGACCTCCCTCGTCCGATGAAGGACGGCAACCGGGTAAAGGCTTACTACGCCTACGATGTGGTGAGCGGCGCCGTGGTGGGCTACGCTTACAACCGGCTGAAAACCGCCGAACTGTTCCTCGACTGCATGCGCAACATGTTCCGGACCCTTGACCGCAACGGCATGTACATACCGGCGGAGCTGGAAGTGGAGCACCACTTGGTGAAGGACTTCGCCGACGGCCTGATGCAGGCCGGCACGGTGTTCCCCCTGATACGGTGGTGTAACCCCGGCAACTCGCGGGAAAAGCGGGCGGAGCATTTCAACCGCCAGAAGAAATACGGCGTGGAGAAACGCTCGCAGGCGGGCATAGGCCGCTGGTGGGCCCGTCTGGAAGCGAACCGTCCGAAGGAAGAGAAAGTATATGACGAGTACAACGACACCTATAAGGTGAAGAGCTATACCTACGACGAGCTGGTGGCCGACGACATTCGCTCCATCGACGAGTATAACAACCAGCTACACCCGAATCAGAAGCGATACCCCGGCATGACCCGCTGGGACGTATTCTGCAAAATGCAGAACCCGAACCTCCGCCCGTGGGACAAGGCCGTGCTTTACCGGTATATCGGCTTCCACACGAACACGACCATACGGAACAACAGCTATTTCAAGGTACAATACAAGGATTTCCGCCTTCCCGACCCGGAAGTCATCGCCCGGCTCGAACCCCGTAACTACAAGGTCGAAGCCTATTATTTGCCCGACAGCGACGGAAACATCGACGAGGTGTATATCTACCAGAACGGACGGTATCTCGCCGCCTGCAAGCCTGCCCCGCGGTATAACGAGAACACGGCCGAGCAGACCGAGGCCGACCGCGAGGCCTACATCGAACAGGCGAAGTATGTGGCCAAGTTCGACAAGATGATCAAGGAGGGCAAAATCAAGCCGTTGGGCATTCTGAGCAAAGAGGCCTCGAAAACGGTATCCACCGTAAAAGCCGAGGCGGTGGAGACGCAGCCCGCCGACGATACGGAAGACTATTCGGCATATCTCAATGTGTCGTCTTTTGAAAGAGATGCCATGTCCAAACTCTAACGATATTAAAAAAACATTCAAACAGCATTATTATGGAAATAACGAACGAATTGAAACAACGGATTGCGGAGGCGATAGCCGCCGACCGGGGGAACTATCCCAGCGACAACCGCCATGCGACGGCTCTGGGTATTTCTCCGAGCGTGTACAACTCCATCAAAAGAGGAAATTATGAAAAACAAGTGAGCGACGCCAACTGGGTGGGTATCGCCCGGAGGCTGGGTGTGCAACTGCGGGCCGAAATGCCGTGGACGGCGGCCAAGACCCCGACCTATGCGTTTATCAGCAAGCAGTTGGAGATGTGTCAGGAGAGCGGACTGAGCGCCATTCTGTGCGACATGCCCAACATTGGGAAGACCTTCTCGGCGAAGGTGTACGTCAAAAACCACAAAAACGCCGTGTATGTGGACTGTTCGCAAGTGAAAACGAAACTCAAACTGATACGGTATATCGCCAAAGAGTTCGGCGTGAGCAGTTACGGACGTTACGGCGACGTCTACGAGGATCTGGTGGCTTACCTGCGCACGATAGACACCCCGCTTATCGTACTGGACGAGGCCGGAGACTTGCAGTACGAGGCTTTTTTGGAATTGAAAGCCCTGTGGAACGCCACCGAACGCTGCTGCGCATGGTACATGATGGGAGCCGACGGGTTGAAAGAGAAGATAAACCGGGCCATCGAGGGCAAGAAGGTGGGTTACACCGAGATGTTGAGCCGGTATGGCGACACATACAGCAAGGTGACCCCTGACGATGCCAAAGAGCGCGAGAAATTCCTGCGGGCACAGGCCGCCATCGTGGCGAAGATGAACGCCCCGGAGGGCTCGGACATCGCCCGGATCGTAAACCTTACCGGCGGCGGGCTTCGCCGGGTATATACCGAAATCGAGAAATTGAGGAGGGTGCAGATATGATGACGAAAATAACATTAGAGGATAAAGGTCAGAACATCTTGTGGTTCAAGGTAAACGAAGACGGGATTGTCGAAGAAGCCGGTCCATTCCAGAATGAAATATGGAAAGACGCATATATTCCTTTTCGGAAAATCCGTGTCGGACAATTGCCCCCCATATCCTTTTATCCGTATATTATATTCAATTTTCTACAATATAGGGTCGTATCAATAGAGCCAAGCCATGAAACTGAAACGAGCGTACAGCCCCAAAGAGGTGCTTAACATGAAGATACCCTGTTACGAGTTCACCGGGCAGTGGCTCGTCTCCATCGGCCGACCTGCCAAAAGCGGGGTGTGGATCATCTGGGGGTCGAGTGGGAACGGCAAGAGCTCTTTTGTCATGCAACTGGCCAAATACCTCTGTGCGTTCGACAAGGTGATATACGACAGTTTGGAGGAGAGCACGGGGCTCTCTTTACAAATGTCATTGAAACGCCATCGAATGGAAGAGGTACGCAAGCGGCTGCTGATTCTCGACCGGGAACCGATCGATCAACTGGAGGAACGGTTGAAACGAAGGGGCAGTCCCAGAGTGGTGATCATAGACAGTTTCCAATATAGCGGGTTGAGCTACCCCGCTTACAAAGAATTAAAGGAGCGGCATCCCAAAAAGCTGTTCGTTTTCATCAGCCATGCCGAGGGAATGCACCCGGCCGGCAGGACGGCCCGAAAGGTGGAATACGATGCCGATGTCAAAATCATGGTGAGCGGCTTCAAAGCATGGTGCAAGAGCCGTTTCATGGAACAACCGGGCGAACCCTACACAATATGGGAGGAAGGCGCCGCCAAAACATGGATGGAAGATGGACAAAAAGAGTATGCGCCGGAAGAACCTGCTGTATAGGCTCCGGAAGAAGGGCGTGAAAGTCAACACGAGAGAACGCTGTGTTTACCTGCCCTACGGCTGCGAGCCGGACAACATCGCACAGGTTCGCCGTCTGCGGAGAGAATATGATTTTGTAGTGCAATTTGAAATAGTATGATCATGGAAAAAACGCAAGAAAACATCTGCTGCATTTGCGGCAGGAAGTTCATCGGATACGGGTATAACCCATATCCGGTAAAAGAAGAGGGACGCTGCTGCAAACTGTGTAACTACACGGTGGTACTGGAAGAACGATTGAATGAATTTTACGAACGACAAAACCACAGAAAAAAATGAACAAGAAAGTGTACATCAGCGGGGCGATAGCCCATTATGACTTGGAAGAGCGCAAGGCGGCTTTTGGAAATGCGGAACGATTCCTTGCCTTGAAAGGCTACAATCCCGTGAACCCGTTCAAGAATGGGCTGCCCGACGAGGCGCATTGGCGGGAGCATATGCGGGCGGACATCGCCCTGCTGCTCGGTTGTGATTATATCTACATGCTTCGAGGCTGGGAGCTGTCGAAGGGCGCCAAGCTCGAGCTCGACGTGGCCAGCTCGTGCGGCATCGAAGTGTTGTTCGAAAACCAGTTTAATCTTTGAATTATGGAAGAAAAACAAAAGGTGCAGGTCGTATTTGAGTTTGACCGGGAAGACTTTGAGTCGATCATGACACTGAAAAGTCCGGAGGAAAAAGAAACGGCGGAAGAGGTGTGGAATGCTATGGTTAAGGAACCGGTGGTTGTCAAGGTTGACTCGCTCGACGAAAGGGATAGATACGATGTGAAAGTTATTATGGTGAGTTGGGCGATGTATGCAATCGCCGATAGATTGGAGGAATGAACATGGCACAGGAAGTAACCAATTTCGCCCGGTTTTACGCCCTATTCGGCAAAGTGCCCTATTACGGCGACCGGGAAGAATTTAAGCGCTCGATCGTAAGGCAATATACACGGAATCGTACCGACAGCCTGCGCGAGATGACCCGGGCGGAGTATAACGAGTGTTGCGCCGCACTGGAACGGCTGACCGGTCAGGACGAATGGCGAAAGAAACTGCGCGAGGAACTGCGGTTCCGCCGAAGCGTATGTCTGAAACTCATGCAGAAAATCGGCATCGACACCACGGACTGGGCAAGGGTCAACGATTTTTGCCTGAATCCCCGGATCGCCGGCAAGCCTTTCGGCCGGCTCGATACCGAAGAACTGGAACAACTGGCCGTAAAGCTGCGCTCCATCGAGCGGAAGGGAGGGCTGAAAGTGAAGGAAACGGAAAAGAGACAAGAACACGAAGTGAAACAACCGGGCAGGGCCGTCTATGTCATCATCGACCCCAACGCCCCCAAAAACTAACAGACATGAAAACAGAAGCGAGAAAAATCCTTGACGGGATTAAAATTCAACTCCTCGAAGCGGCGACATGGCTGTCGGCCGAAGAACGGGAGGAGTTTTTCAGCGACATCAACGAATGGACATACGAGCAGTATGAAGCGGCATTGGTCTGCCAAGAGGCCGAAATGCAGAATTACGAGGAGGACGATGTATGACTCTGAACGACCAGAACAAGGTGAAAGCGGCCGGCTTCATTATTATCCGAAAAGCCGACTATCCGATGCCGAAAATCAAAGTCAGCACAAAGTACAACGGAGGGTGGAAAACTTACGGAGTGTATGAGACCAAGTCCGCACGGGACAAAGCGTTCAAGACCCTTTTAGAAAGCAACAATATTATCAGTGACTAACCCTAAAAACAATTAGAATCATGGAAGAGAGAAGCAAACAGACCGTGTTGATGACGGAAGAGGAAAAGGCCGAGTTTGAGGCTTTCCAACGGGAGAAAGCGAGAAAAGCGGCCGAGGAGAAGGCCAAAGCCGACCGGGAGATGTACAAGCAAATGGTGGACGAGGAGATCGAGAACTCCATTCCCGTGTTGCTGGGTATCAGCGAGGAGATCAAGGAGAGCAAACAGAAGGTGCTTGACAATTTCAAGGCTATACTTGCCATGAAGTCCGACCTGTTTAAAACGAAGATGCGCAACGACCAACGCAGCCATACCTTCACCAACAGCGCAGGCGACAAACGCATCACGCTGGGCGTGTATGTGACGGACGGCTACCGGGACACGGTAGAGGACGGAATCGCCATCGTGAAGGAGTACATCGCCTCGCTGGCCAACGACGAAAAGACGCAGGCGTTGGTGAACATGGTGTTCCGGCTGTTGAGCCGCGACGCCAAAGGCACGTTAAAGGCCAGCCGTATCGTGCAGCTGCGCAAGGTGGCCGAAGATACCGGCGACGCACGGTTCATGGAGGGTGTGCGCATTATCGAGGAGAGCTACCAGCCGGAGGTGAGCAAGCAGTTTATCCGCGCCGAGATGAAAGACAGGAACGGCATGTGGAGGCCCATACCGCTGGGCATGACCGAGTCGTAAAATCGGAGGAGGCCGGGAAACCGGTCGAAAAGCGTTGACCCCTTAAACAGGAAGTGCCGAAATGTGAAAAAATCGGCACTTCTTTTATAAAAAGCGGGTGAAAATCAATTATATTTGCATTATGGGCAAAGGAAGGGACAAAGAACTGATCAGGCTGAGGGACGAGGCGCTGTGCCGTCGTTACTATTACTGGACCGAGGTGCAGCGGTTGCGGTTCGACGACGCGCTGCGCATTCTGTCGGAGCGTGAGTTCTTTATTTCCGAGGAGCGTATCATGGCCATTATCCGGCGCAAGTCCCGTGAGGGGACCGACAAGGACTTCAAGCCCCTGCCTAAGGTGAAAGTTCCCCGGCTGACGGCCTCCCAGCTCGAACTGTTCAAGATATAGCGGTGTGCCAACCCCCGTGCCTGCGCTGTAATGGCGTTGGCAAGTCCCATGAATATGACTTAGAGCGACGGGAAGTGGCGCATCGCATTTTTTTGTTGAAATGTATGGTCTTTGAAAAATAATTCGTATGTTTGTGGTGCTCTAAATTTTAGACAGATGGACAGCGAGTCTGTCCGATGCACCGCATACGGGCATTTTTTATGCCTTGTAAGATACGACGGCATCCAACCCCGTGCCTGCGCTGTAATGGCGTTGGCAAGTCCATCTGTTAGGATTTAGAGCGACGGGAAGTGGACGCCGTCTTTTTTTGGTCCGCACTGCTCTAAAAAAATAACAGAGTTATGAAAAAGAATCAAGAGAACAAGGCCCTGCGCCTTGAAATGGTGGAAGTGAACCAAAGTCGCTTCGCCGCGGAAATCCTCAGCGGAAACGCAAGTATCAACCTTACACAGATGGCACAACCATTCGGCCGGTCGTTCAGGCCGGGGAGTTGGTTAAGAACCGAAGAAGCCCGGCGTTATATAGACGCTATTGCCGTGGCTCAAAAATGTGCCACGGCTGATTTAGTGGAGATTAGACAGGGTGGAAGCCCCGAGAATCAAGGAACATGGTGCAAAGACTACCGCATAGCCTTGCGTTTCGCGCAATGGCTCAGCCCGGAGTTCAGCATTATGGTGGACGAGGCGATATTGCGCCTGTTGTCGGGGAAACGCACAGGCGTATCCCGCCCTCGCCGTTTGCAGCCGAAAGACCGGGACGAGGTTTTGAAAGCGTTTTTTGCGGAGCTGCCCCAATGGGTCACGTTGGAGGACGAGCGCGAGGTGGCCGAGTTCTTCGGCGTGAGCCGCCACCATGTGCACGAGGTGCTGACAGGCCGCCGCACGGGCTATGCCGTGCTGGCCGCGTTGACGTCGCACGGGAGCGAAAACCGAAAACGTGGAATCCGCCGCCCGGACCTGAGCCCGGAGGCGACAGCCCGAAAAACCCTACAACTGGCTTTGGAGTTCGCGAACGAAACGAAGGAGGGCTGAGCGATGGTACGGTTCGAGAAAGACAAGATCGTGGTGGAGATACCCACGATGTTCCCGGCCGCCGACTGGCTGGAGCGTGTGAGCGACTTGGTGTATGCCATCGGGGCGATAGATAAAGACCGAGTGGACAACGCCCACGACTGTATCTGGGGATTGTGCAATCTGATATTGGAAATGATGCCGGAGGAAGGAGATCTGCTCGAAATGCTGCGGGCGAAAGGACTCCGATAGCCTTGTTCCGGGGATAAGACAAGGGGTGACCGTTTGCGGGCGGTCACCCCTTTTGCGTTTTACAGCGTCACGGCTCCATCGCCGACTCGTCGTGCAGGGTGAACGAGAAGGTCGTCTCGAATACCTTGATATATCCCGGCAGCGCATATTCCCGGCTTTTCTCCCGCACGAGCGGCGAGGCGTTCTCCGAGCACTGCAAGCATTGCAAGGTTTGGTACAGCTTGTTCGCCGTCTGCTGGCGTTCGCGTACTTTCTCGTAGGTTCCCGAGGCGTGACTGGTGTCGTGGTAGCAGTCGATGGCGAGGCGCACGGTGATGAACGACTCGCTGTTCTGTGCCCCGTAGCCGAGGTCGTGCCAGTTCGAATCGGTGTTCCCGATCAATACGCAGGGGAAGGTGACCGGGTAGTGGTCCTCGTCTGCTCCCATTTCCAATTGGCCGTAGTCCTCGTCGATGAGCGACAGATCAGGCATTTCACGGGCGATTTGCTCCATGATGGCGATAAAGATTTCTTCCATGATTTTATGAGGTTAGAATGTTGAAGATTTTTTCAGTGATTTTCTTTTCTATTTTCTCGTTGAGTTCCTCGCTCTCCCCGATAAACTGCCGTTGTGGAATGCGTATGCTCAGTTTCTTTTTCCGGGTGAGGGCGAGTCCTTTCCACATCTGTGCCTGCGGGTTGGCGGCGGCTTCCTTCAACCGCGACGCCCTCGTTTTTTTCGATGCGTTCTTCCGGATGCCGGCCGACTTGTAGAACTGTCGCCAAGCCCATTTCCGCATCTTGTCGGTCACGGTAGGATGCACGGTGTCTCCCCAGTTGTGAATGGGGGCATAGACCACATCGTTCGATATTTTCACCCGGTAGTCCGCCGGTATGTATTTGATGGATTTAAATAGGACTTTCCGCTCGGAAAGCAGTGTGCCGTATTTGCCGGCAGCTCCTGTTCCACCCGATGACAACCGTTTGGCCTTCGGCCACGGGTGCAGCCCTCCGTTCACAAAGCCTCCTAACCGGAAGTTGTTTTGAAAATGGTCTTGGGCCATTCGCCCGGCGATGACCGGCATCTCCCGGCGCAGGAACTTTTCCAGCGCCTTGCGCTCCTTCTCCATAAACTTTTCAGGCATTTTTTCTCCTATCTATTTGTTATTTAATAATTAACTGCTATATTTGTGCTATAAATAGTCCTTAGTGATGCCGCCACGGGAGGCGGAAGCGCGAAAGCCCTTATATCGGAGGTTCGAATCCTACCCGTTAAGGGCTATTTTATTTTTATGATGTTCTGCATTCCCAAATTCCTTTCTTCTATTATTCCAGCCGTGATAAAGGCATTCACTGTTTTCTTTACTCCCCATATCTTTGTTCGGTAATTCAGTTCCACCACAAATTTTTGTACTTCGTTTCCTTGACGCGTGATAAATTGTATATTCCTTTTTTGCTTATCCCAATAGACTTCACACTTTCCCATCAACGAGGGAAAAGCTACAAGTTGCTCTGCTGTTACACTCTTTCCGGCATTTTGTTTTACAGTACGCAAGGCATGTTGTATCTGTTTATCAGTCATGTACACCTCGTCCGTTTGAAGCTCTATGCCTTTTTTAAGAAGGAATTGTCTTACATCTTCTGACAAATTCCCTATTATTACGGAGATCCCTTGTGTATAACCGGTTTCTATCTGTTCAATAATGCCTCGTATGCTTTCCTCCGCCTCGCGGACAGTATCCAATTTCCCCATGAGTCTTTCCACGGCCTTCTTCGCCCCCGGATAGGCATTCGCTATATACGGGTGAGTGTCGGAAAATAGTTTGCCGTCCTTTCCCGGATTGTTATCCAGCCCGGGGTGCGGGTTGTCCTTTTTCGTGAAGTCGGGGATTTCGGTCACCGGGTCGTCCGTCGAGGAGAGGTCGCACTTGCAGTTCCAGCGGTCGCCCGGGCGATGCTCGTTCCAGAACGGGTCATCGATGGGGCGAACTGTCCCCCAGAATATCATGTGATCCTTCCCGGGATTGACCGAGGTGGAAGGCATCCACCGCAGATTGGGCAAGACGTCTTTCTCCCTCTCGAACTGCCGCCAGTCGGCCGCCTGATGGGCACGAATAACAGCCGTGTTATATTCGGTACGCAGCCACTGCCCCACCTGATGCGAGGCGATGGGCATCACCTCCTTCTGCCACTGTTCAAATGGTTTTAGATTGCCGTTCGAATCCAACAGCAGGCGTGCCATGTCGTTCTGCATACGGTGCACCTTGAACGCCGAGAACACCGCGTTATTCCGGAGTATAGCATTGCGGAAATCTTTGTCCGGATCTACTACTTCGGATTCATCGAATCCCTTTTGGGATGCTTCGTTTATCCTTGCCCAAATCTCATTGAACAAATTTATCTCTATTTCCGTCATCGGGTGGAAGTTCTTACTGTATATGTTCAGCAAGGCACGGTGCAGTACCTCGCCGGAGAACTCGAAGCCCGAGGAGACCTCACCCTCCTTCGCCTCATAAAGGCGGTCGACTACCAGTCTAAAACTGCCCCGCCGCCCGACGGGGCTTTTCCGAAAAAACGGGCCAGCCGGTCACGGAAGGAGTTTTTTCGCTTGGAGCTGGGTTTCGGCTCCGGCTCTTCCTCCTCTATTTCTTCCTCCTCCGGTTTTTGCCGTTGCTGCTGTTGAAGCCGCTTAGCGGCGGCCTCTTCCCTTTTCCGCGCCTCTTCCCGCTCTCTTTTCAACCGGTCGTAGTCGGCCGGCTTCTCGATGCCGAACTCCTCGTACAGGTAGTCGTCGGAGACCGGCAGGTCGAACTGCCGGGCGATCTGCGTGAGGATATTGACCTTCGCCGTGGGGTCTATCTCCTTCTTCTCCGGGAAACAGAAGTTCCCCTCGGCCGTGTCGATGCCCATGCGGGCGAAAATATCGGCCATGTCGTAATTGAGCACGTCGAGGAGATACCGCTTGTCAGCCTCGGCCACCTTGTCCTCCACCTTTTTGTGGACAGTACCCAAAGCCTGCGTGCCGTTTTCCGAGGATTCGGTCGTCAGCGTATTGCCGAGGACAAGTTTGGAAATCTCGTTGTTGCACCGCTCGCAGAGCCGTTCGTACACATCGGCCGAACCGGTCTTGTTGCCGGCTTCTATAAAATTGAGTTTGGTGTCCTCGTCGTGGAAGAACTGTGCGAGGCTTCCGATATTCGCGGCGTCCTCTATCGCCCGCTGGCGGGACTGCTCGTCGTCGGAGTTATAGACATACTCCTGTATGGGCATACCGAAGAGCTCGGAGAACTGCGACCAGTCGCCGGTGGTGTTCCGTTTGTAGATGACCCACGGCGCCGCCTTCGCCAGCAGCCCCAAGTCGTCGGGACTGCCGATGAACAGCAGGTCGGAATAATTCTCCCACGGCAGGCCGACGATGTCCGTCTGGTGACGGAGGATAATCCGCCTTACAGGATCCACATGCTTGCGGGGGATAAGGTCGTAGTCCACCCATTCCCCCTCCCGGTAGAACTGGCAGAGGGAAAAGCCCCAGAACTTGGCGTCGATGATGTCGCCGACCAGCCGGTTGAACCACGGGGAACGAATCTGCTCGTTCACCGCGTCGTCCGGCTTGCCGTCCCTGCGGAACTCGATGTCGGAGCAGAGCACGGCGTTCTTCCGTTTCTCGATCACGCAGGTGAGGTGCGTGTCCATGAGAATGTCGGCATACAGGTCATATAGCTTGTAACGCCTTGAATAATCCACGTTCTCGGCGGCGCGTATGGCCGTCATATAGTCGGCAATGTCGATGCCGAACCGTTTGGGCTGGGTGAGCACGATGACATTCGGTCTCTTTTGTCCGGGAAGCGTCAGATTACCTCCGACGGTGATGATGCCCCGGTTATTCCGTTTTTGTTTCTTTGCCATAGTCTTATGTGATTACCAGTGGTTTGTCCTTTTTCGGTTGCTCTCGATGCGGAAGTCCGAGTTTCCGGCCCGTTCCTCCGCCGGCAGGAGCGGCGCCCCCTCGATGGAAATTTCCTCGGCCGCCACCGCCTTCATCCACTCTACGGCCCGTTCGTACCGGTCCTTCCGCATGGGCGAGAGTTTCTGGGGGTTGTGGATACAAAAAATGTGATAGACCGCGATGTCGATGACCATCATCAATACCAATTGGTTCCTTTCCTCCCCGGTGGCGGAGAAGATTCTGTCGCAGTCATAGCGTTTCGACAGGTAGCACCGCATTTCGGCGATAGCCCTGTCCTCGCATATTTCGATGACGGGTTCGTCCTCCCGTACGAGGGCATCCAGAATGTCGCGGTGGATACTCGCGTCATAGTCCCTCAATTCGACAAATTGACTCATAGGTATAGGGGTTAAAGGGTTATAATCTTCGTTTGTTCCGTCTCCGCAACTCTCTCCGGGTCTTGACCACCGGAGGCTCCGACCGATGTATGAGTTCATCGATGATGCGGTTGCCTCCTTCCACGGCATCCGGGCCGTCCGCCGGATAGCGTAACGAAAGCGTGAACAGCTTGAACTGATCTTCCAGTTCTTTCATGTGCGGATTGTCCTTCTCCGCCTCGTTAAGGATCAGGTTCCCCTCCCGGTTCAAGGGTTCGAGGTTGGCCTCTATCCGGGTTCCCTTGTCGGTTTTCTTCTTCTCGTCCCCCCGGATATAAAGCGATATTTTCTGCTCTTTCCGGACTTTGGCCACGAGCGGTTTGAACACCTGCTGAAAGAAAGGGTCTTGCAGTTTGTTGTTCTCCATGTAGCAATACACGGTGGCTTTTCCGCCGACGAACTCCAACAGTTTGACATACCAACCGATGAATTCGGCGTTCAAGGCTTGGGAGAGAAAGGTCTTGATGACATAAAGCCGTCCCCCGAGTTTGCCGAGCAGCGAGACCGTCTTGAAGGACTTGCCTTTCTTTCCCTTGCTCTCGCCCGGCGCCGGGTCACCGTAGGCGACCAGAAATTTAAATTTCGATAAGGGCGGAACCTTGCCGTAGGCGATGGTCTCGAATACCTCCCCGACGGAAATCGGGTTGTTGAAGTATTCTCCCTGCGCCGCTTTGGTGGATATTTTGGACAGCGTGCGGTCGATAAACTCTTCCGTGTTCTTCTCCGGCCAAGTGGAGCGGCCGTTCCTGTCTCGAATGTTCACGATGTCCCAGTGGTCGGCCATGTCCCCGGCCCGTACCACGCAGCAATCTTTGGCGATGATGTTTCCGCAAAAGATGACGAGCGTCGGTTCCGAGATAGATCGCGTCGGATACAGGGCGTTTTCCCACCAGTCCCACCGCTTCTGTATCGTGTCCGGGTTCTTAGTGTCCTCGTCCGTGTCGAAGTCGTCCACGAGCAGCACGTCCGGGCGAATGGCCTCGTTGCGCGAACCCCGGGGCGACTGTCCCGCGCCGATTGCACGGAACGCCACGCCTCCTTTGGTGACGAACTCGTCCTCCGTCCATGAGCCGGGCGTCTCCTGTTTGCCGTAATAGGCCTGTATGCGGCCGTTGGCCTCCAAATTGGCCCGGTAAGGAGCCAGCAGCCGGACAGCGTTGTCCTTGCTGTTGGAGGTCATGATGACGTTCTTCTTCCGCCCGGTGAGCGTGACGAACAGGACGATAAACATGGAGACGGTAGACTTGGCGAGCTCCCGGCTCCACGAAAGCACCTCGAACCATTCGTCGTGTGCGATGATGCGCTGTATGGCCCGTTTCTGGAAATCGGCGAACTCATACTTGGCATAGTTCGGAAAGAAGAACTTGATCCACTCCACCGGATGCCTTTCGAGATACCGGCGGTGCTTCTCCCGGTCGGCGGCGGACATGGATTTGTCCACCGGCGTGGCCCTATCGATGTCCTCCTTGAACTTCTCCCAGTCGAGGAGGGCTGTTCTGTCGATCTGTTTCATGAGCCTCCCGTTTATAGTTTGTCCTTGATATAAGCGTCCGCCAGTCTTATCAGTTCTTTGGCCTTGTCGAGGTCGAGGGGCCGCAGCCACTCGATGAAGGAGGTGAGCACGCTGATGATATCGGCTATTCCGGTTTCCTGTTCCATGTTCCGAATGGCGGCCGACAGCTTGCCGAGAATGTCGGCTTCTTTGGAGTTCGGGAACCGTTCCCCCTCCGCCCGTGCCGAGATGGCCCGGTTGATTTCCGCCACCTGACGGTACAGGTTGGCCACCTGTTCCTGCCGGGTGAGTGTCAGCCCGGCTTTCTGTTCCTCCCATTTCCCGGCACGCACCCAGTTGGACACTGTCACGCGGGACACTCCCACACGCTCCGCGATTTCCTGTTGCGTGAGATTCTCCCGCAAGTATAAAGTCTTGGCCCATTCCTTCTTTTGGGCGTTCGTCAAATCTGCCATAGTGCTTTAATTCTTGTGATTCAACTGCAAAAATGCCCTAAAAATCCCGCGAAATAAAAATCGTTCCGCATGATGAGACTTTACAAAACCACCATGACATCATACCGTTACACGGTAAAAATGTAATTTTCATACGCTGTTGATTTGTCGCATTTTTGCGATGTGAACCCAGCGTGATTATGTGCTAAAACCAGACAGATATGAGCAGATTTTTCAACATACAGACCGATGCGGAGGGAGTGTGCACCATCTTCCTTTACGGTGACATCGGAGACTATTACGAAGTACAGAGCGGACGGGTGGCCCGGGAACTGTTGGAAGCCGAAAAGGCGGGGAGCCGGATCCATGTCCGCATCAACAGCAACGGCGGCGATGTGTATTGCGGCATCGCCATCTACAACGCCATCAAAAACAGCAAGGCGGACGTACACATCTATGTGGACGGTATCGCGGCCAGCATGGCCAGCGTGATCGCCCTGTGCGGAAAACCGGTAGAGATGAGCAAGTATGCGAGGCTGATGCTGCACAGCGTGAGCGGAGGCTGCTATGGCAATAAAAAGGAGATGCAGAAGTGCATCGAAGAGATAGAGAGCCTCGAAGATAGTCTCGGGGACATTTATGCCGCCCGTCTCGGCATGACGAAGGAGGAGGTCAAGGCTACGTTTTTTGACGGCGAAGACCATTGGCTGACGGCAGACGATGCGCTCCGCCTCGGCTTTATCGACGGCATCTATGACGCGGAACCGGTTCCGGCGGGCAGTACCCCGGAACAGATATACACTTTATTTAACAACCGGCTCACGGAGCCACAAAACAAAAGCAAGATGAACTTGGAGGAAATTCGGAAACACCCCTCGTTTGCCAATTGCAAGAGCGAGGAGGAAGTAATCGCGCAGGCTCAGGCCTACGCAAGGGAAGCGGGCCGTGTCGCCGGTCTGGAAAATGAGAACAACGACCTGAAAACCCGGCTGAAAGAGTTTGAGGACAAGGCGGCCGCCGATGAAGAAGCCGCACGCAAGGCATTGCTCGACGCTGCGGAGGCAGACGGGCGCATCAATGCCGAAATGCGTCCTGTATATGAGAATATCCTGAAATCCAACCCGGAGGAAGGAGAAAAGGCGTTAAAGGCGCTTGCCCCGAAACGCAAGGTCATGGAGGACCTGAAAGTGGACCCGGGAGACGAGAGCCCGTGGAGCAAGCGAATGAAGGAAATTAACAACAAACTTAATAAACAATAACGATGGCGATAGTAGTAAAAAACACCAATTACAACGGCGAGGTGCTGGAGCAGCTGCTGACCCTCGCCGCCACCGGCAACGAAATCGTGGAGAAAGGCCTGATTATGGTCATTCCCGGTGTGGAGAAGAAAATCAGCCTGCCCCGTCTGAAAAGCGGGAAGATGCTCCAAAAACGCAAGGAAAATCCCGGTGTGGAAGATTCGAAGGGCAATTTCAATTATGACGAAAAGAGCCTTGATCCAAAGGATTTCATGGCCTTCACCGTGTTCAATCCCCGTGCCTTCGAGCAAATCTGGCGCAAGTGGCAGCCGAAAGGCAACCTCGTGTTCGCCGAATTGCCTCCCGAAGCCCAGAATGCGCTGTTGGCCGAACTGGCCAAACAGGTACAGTTCGAATTAGGTGACCATTACATCAACGGCGAATACGGAGACGATGATGACCATCTGTTTAACGGTATCCTCACCCAAATGGCCAAAGATACGGAACTCATCATCGTGGACAGCGAGGAAACAACCATGCTCGGCAAGTTGAAAGCCGTTCGGAGCGCTATCCCCAAAGCAATCCGTAACAACCCGAACCTGCGTATCATCATGAGTATCGATGATTTCGACAAGTACGATGACGAGTTGACAGAACGAGAGGCCAAAAACGCCAGCGAGACGGACGTCAATGCCAGACGTTACAAGGGTATCGCCATCGAGACTTTGGCTGCATGGCCCGACGATCTGATTGTGGCCACGTTGTGTTCGATGGGCGCAGACGGAAACCTGTTCGCCGCCGTCAATCTGCAAGACGATGAGAATGTCATTCAGATAGACAAGATTTCCAATGCCAGCGAGTTGTACTTCTTCAAGATGCTGATGAAGGCTGATACCAATATCGCTTTCGGGGAGGAGACCGTGGTTTTGGACAGCCGCAAAAGTCCCGTATTTCAGCCGACTGCAAAAACCATTTCTGCCGACCCGACCACGGTGGCTATTCCGGCAGAGGGTGGCAGCAAGGAAGTAACCATAACAGCCAGCGGTGAATACACCGTAGGCGCCGCTCCGGCCGGTTTTGAGGTAGAAGAAACCGAAACCGGCGTGACCATCTCGGCAGAGGCCAATGACACGGGCAATGCGAAAAGCGGGACTCTGACCATTACCCTGAATGCCGACAACTCGAAAACCGCTAAGATAACCATCTCGCAAGCCAAACAAGGAGCATAAGTCATGGGAAAGTTGAAATATCTGGTACTGCATTGCACCGCCACCCCCGAAGGGCGTGAGGTGACGGCCGACGAGATCCGTCGCTGGCACACCTCCGCACCCCCTGTCGGGAGGGGTTGGAAGCAGGTAGGATACACCGATATGATACACCTTGACGGCCGTGTGGAGAGGCTGGTGGACAACAACGAGGATGCGCAGGTCGATCCGTGGGAGATTACCAACGGGGCAAAAGGGTACAACACGACAGCTCGGCACGTTGTGTACGTGGGCGGTGTCGCCGCCGACGGCAAGACTCCCGTGGACACCCGCACCCCCGCACAGCGGAAAGCGATGGAAACCTACGTGAAGGATTTTCATCGTCGCTTTCCCGACGTGGAGATTGTCGGCCACAACCGGCTGGCGGCAAAAGCCTGCCCCTCATTCGACGTACGGGCTTGGTTGAAATCAATAGGAATAAACCCATAAAAAAAGAATGAAATGAAAAAGTTGATTTGTTTTTTCATGCTGATACTCGTGTTTGTATCAGCCGCATTTGCCCAAACGGGCGATGTATCCACCGGTACAGATTATGACAGCATGATCGCCACTTTTGCCGGATTTGCCGGTTGTGTGGTATTGCTGACGGAAGGTATCAAAGCCCTGTTTCCCAAGATGAACGGACTGCTTACCCAGCTTGTCAGTTGGTGTGTCGGTATGGCGGTCGCCATGCTGCTATGGTGGCTTGATGCCGGATTCGTGTCAGACGTCCAATGGTATATCGCCCTGCTTTACGGTTTAGGAGCCTCCTTCGTGGCGAACGGGATTGCGGATACGGGACTGGTTCAATGGCTTATCGGCCTTATCGCTAAAAAGTCGGGAAGCAAGTCATAAACAGGCAGTCCTATGGAGTTCAGTGAAATGCTTAACTGGATACTGGGCGGCGGCCTGTTGGCGGCGGTTGTCGGACTTCTGACTCTGAAAGCGACCGTCCGCAAGGCGAATGCCGAAGCGGAGAAAGCGAAGGCGGAAGCCGAAACAGTCCGGATAGGCAACACTGAACAGGCCACCCGGATATTGATAGAGAACATTGTCGAACCCTTAAAAAAGGAACTGAGTGAAACCAGAGAAGATTTGCGGGAAGCGAAAAAGGAGCTTGGCTCGACCAAGCGGGAGATGGCCCGCTTCCGTAAAGCCATCGAGACGGCTAACAGTTGCAAGTTTCGTGCTGACTGCCCTGTTATTTTCAAGCTGCGCGACCTCACGAGAGGCAGCGCGGGAAAAGGTGCAGACGGTGGAGACGGAGCAACGGGACAGCCTCGCGCGAGAAGTTCGCCGGATACGGACGGAAACGGTACCGATGTCGGAGGTGAGGCTGGAGATACCGACGGACAGCCTCCTTAAACTGCCGGAGGGCTCGTCGTTTCATGCCAAGAGCGGACAGGCCCGTCTCGACATCGGCAAGGGGAAGGAACCCGGCACCATCGTGGTCTATGCCTCTTGCGACAGCCTGCAGCGACAGTGTGAGTATTACGAGAAATCCTCCTCGGTATGGCGCGAGCGCTATGAAGGCATGGCCGACCTGTACGAAGCGGAATTAAAACAGCGTTCGAACCCCGTTAAAACCTTTTTCACAGGGCTCGTCGCCGGGATAGCGATAACGATATTAGGAATGATAATCATCAAAAACAAATTGAAGAATGGCAACTAAGAAATTCATATACGGCATAGCCGTCGTAAAGTTTAATCAAAAGGAAATCGGCTACATCGAAAAAGGCAGTTGGGACTGGGGCGGCACAAAGGCCGAGAGTACGGACATCGAGGCCGAACAAGTCCCCGATGCCCCGGTACTGACGCTGGCCAACAAGAACGCGACCATCGCGCCGACGTTCAACCTCATTCAGCTGGATTACGAGAATATACAGGCCGTGCTGGGCGGCACGCTGGTAGGAACCACCGGGTCGTACACCGGCTGGAAAGCTCCCACCGACTTGGTAGAGCTTCGCGGCCCGTGGGAAATCAAGTTCGTCTCAGGTCAGACCATGAAGATCCCCAACGGTACTATCATGGCCAACTTGGGAGGCAAGCTGACGCTGACCGAGGTTTCCAAGATAGAGTGCCAGCTGAAAGTGAACAAGCCGGAGGAAGCGGACACCGCTCCTTACGAAATCAACGACACCCCATCGGAGTAACGTATGGACGAGAAAGTCGCACGCCTCATACAGCGCGAGGGGGCGGCCGCCCTATTGGACCGGGGCGTGTCCGTCCCCTTGAAGGATATCCGCCTCCCGTTCCGCAAGCCCCTGCGCCTGCGGGTCGTCATGCGCCGCCCCCGGCTGGGCGGGCTTATTCGCTTGGCCCGGGTGTACCTCTCGTTAGGGGTGACGGCGGAACAGATGAACAAGTTTACGAAGGAGGAGGAAATGGCCTTCCTCGTGTCACATGGCAAACAGGTGAGCCGCATGGTGGCCTATACCCTGTGTCGCGGCTGGATCAGCCGCCGGCTGCTGGTCGGGGCAACGGCATGGGTGGTGCGCAACTGGATAGACACCGAGTATGTCTCGGCCGCCATGCGCAGCTTCGTGTTCCTGTTGGGCACAGACCCTTTTACAAGTATTATCAGATCAGCCGAGAGGACGAACCCGATGAAGCTGAGACTGAGCCAAAGAGACAAGGGGAGTTAAAGACGGTATTCGAGCCTTCCCATAGCCCCTTCGGATTTGTCTGGCAGGTGGCCGACGCCACCGGCTGGAAGGTAAAGTACATACTGGAAGGTGTGAACTTCCAGACCTTGATTATGATGCTGGCAGACGCGCCCCGCTATATCCGGAAGAAACAGGAGGAGAAGAGCGCGGAGGACGAGGCCGCCGACATCGTGGGATTTTTCCAAAGCAATTTGAAGAGATAACATGGCAATGAAACCGGTAGAAGTAGAGATATTGATGAAGGACCGCCTGTCGGGGGCCCTCGACAAGGCCGGCCGCAAGGTGGACAAGCTGAAAGGCAAGGCGACCGCCGCATCGTCGGAAATGGACAGTCAAGCCCAAAGGTTGCGTACCGCCATAGCCGGGCTCACGGAGCAAATGGAAGAATTGCGCAGGGTCGGACAAAACGCCTCCCCGAACCTCGACCAGAGTGAAAACATGGCCGGTATCGAAGCGCTCGAAAAGCAAATCGCCGAATTGGAATCCCGGTTAAAGCAGCTGGGCGCAACCGCAGAAGCTACACAGACAGTCCCCCCGGAACTGCCCGCCGCCAAGCAGCAATTCAACGGCCTGCACATGAGTATCCAACAGATCGCCCGGGAAATGCCCTCTCTGGCTATGGGGCCCCAGATGTTTTTTCTCGCCATCTCCAACAACCTGCCCATTTTCGCGGACGAGGTGAAAAGAGCGCGGGTCGAATACGACAACTTGGTGAAATCCGGGGAAAAGGGCGTGCCGGTATGGAAACAAATCCTCTCCTCCCTGTTCTCGTGGCAGACCGCCCTGACGACAGGCATCATGCTGCTGGTCATGTACGGCGACGAACTGGTAGACTGGGTAAAAGGGCTGTTCAGCGCCAAAGACGGAGTCGACGCCTTGAAAAAAGCCCTGCAGGAGAAAAACGAGGTAGAGAAAGAAGGACATGCCGTTTCCATACGCACCCGTGCCGAGCTGGACAACACCCTCCGCGAGTTGAGAGACTTTATCGGCACGAAAGAGCAGGAGAAGAACAAGGTCGACGAGTTGAACCGGAAATACGGCGACACGTTCGGCACTTACAAGTCCCTGACCGAGTGGTATGACACACTCATACAAAAAGGGAATGCCTATGTCGAGTCCCTGTTCATGCAGGCAAAGGCTCAGTCCTATATTAAAAAAGCCATAGAAGCCGACGAGAAAGCGAACGAAATCCGCAGCAAGGGCAAGGAAGAGTACCGCCCGTTCTGGGGCGCCGGCGGAAAGCTCAACATGTTTTTTGGCGGGGACAACATCGGCCAATATGGAAGCGATCCGGCAGAGACAGCCTTTAACAAAGCCCTGCAAGAGGAGGAAAATAAAAAACAACATTACCTGAATGAGGTCGAATGGTTCCAGAAAGAGGCAACCAGAATCTTCAAGGAAGCGGGACTCTCCGATTACCGGAACATCGAGACTGATGACGACACCGCCAAGACAGAGGAGGAAAAGCGGAAACAGGCCCGGCAGAAACTGAATGACGAGTTGCTGGCTCTGGAACAACAGAACCAACAGGATTGGCTCGACTTGCAGGAGGAAGGCACGCAGAAGAAACTGGCCCGGATAGATGCCGACTATGACCGGCAGAAAGCCGAGATCGAAAAGAAGGCGCGGGAACTGGCCGAGCTGAACCGAAAGGCGGGCGTCACCGGCACCAACGCCGCCGGGCTGACCGATAGGCAGCAGGAGGAAATTGACCGAGCTAATACCCTTGCCGAAGATACACGGAAAAAAGAGGTCACGGCGGTTTACCGGCAGGAAGCCGTCGCCATGCGCGACTACTTAAAGGAGTACGGCTCTTACCAGCAGCAGAAGCTGGCCATCGCCGAGGAGTATGCCGAGAAGATTCGCCGGGCACAATCGGAGGGCGAACGGCTCTCGCTCGAAAAAGAACGGGACTCGGCCGTCAACCGGCTGGAACTGTCGGCTATCCGGCAGCAAATCGACTGGGGAAGCGTATTCGGCCATTTCGGGGTGATGTTCCGCGAACAGGTGCAGCCGACCATCGACCGGCTGAAAACGATCGCCCGAAGCCCGGAGTTCCAATCCTCCGCCGGCGTCGACGAAATGGAAGCCCTGTATGGCTTAATTTCCAGCCTGCAACAGTCGGAGACGATGTGGAACGGGGAGATTTTCCGGCAAATCAACGACGACCTCGTCTCTTATCAAAACGCCATGCGGGGCTATATGGCCGCGCAGCAGCGGGAAATCGAGGCGACCGAAGAGCTGGCCCGCGCCAAGCAAACGCTGAAAGAAGCGGAAGGAAGCGGTGATGCCCGCAGCATAGAGGCGGCCGAGCTCTACGTGGGAGAGGCCGCGAAGAATCTGGACAAGGCATCGCGGGACGTGCAGATGTTCGGGACGCAGGTGCAGAGCACCACTACCAGCCTCCGGGAGTCCTCGGAACAGGCAGCCGGTATGTTCCGCAACCTCGAATCGGGGCTGAGAAACCTTTCGTCGGGGAACCTGAAAGGCATAGGACAAGGCGTCATGCAACTCGACAAGCTGTTTAACGGCGGGAAGCTGACCGAAAAACTCGGCGGCTCCCTCGCGGAAGGATTCGAGAAAATCTTCGGGGACAGCAGCGTCACCCAAGCCCTCGCGGAAGGCTTGGGCAATTCGGGATTGGCCGGCTCCATTATTTCCGCCATACTCTCCATCTTGGACGAATTGGCGACGGAGGGTATCGGGGGTATCGTCGCGGGGTTGACAGACACCGTGCTCGGCGCTGTCAGCGGCATTATCGACAATATCTTTTCGTTGGAGCTTTTCCAACAAATCGGCGAGTCCCTGTTGAAAGGGGCGGCCAATATCCTCGACGCGCTATCGTTCGGGGGCTTGGGCAAACTGGTGGGGAACGGGGATAGCGACCCCCATTTGGAGGAGGACATGGAGCGCCTGAGTTTGACAAACGAAGCCTTGATCGCCGCCATCGAGTCGTTGACCGATGAGATAAAGGGCTCCTCCGGCCAACAAGCCACGGAGCTCTATGAAAAGCAGATGGCCCGTCTGGACGAGGCGGAAGCCCATACGCGGGAACAAATGCAGCGGAGCGCATCCGCTTACAGCAACGGGCTTTGGGGCATAGGCGGCAAAAAGTCCTCCAACAAAAAAATAGACGATGCCATGAGTGGTAACGAATGGCAGCGCATCAGCGAGGTGGTCGGAAGGACGATCGGCGAGGCCGCCGATTTCTGGAACCTGTCGAGCGAGGAGATGGCGAAGGTCGCCCGGGAAGCGCCCGACCTTTATGCGAAAATCAAGGACTATGCCGATGCCGGCTACAAGGATGCCGCCCGGTATATGGACGACTATATCGCTTTCGCCGAGCAGCGGAAAGAATTGGAACAGGCCTATTACGAGAGTATCACGCAGGTCTCCTTCGACAGCGTGTATGACAGCTTTATCGACATGCTGATGGACATGTCGTCGGACTGGGAGGATTTTTCCGACGACATGAGCGAGTATCTGATGCGCGCCCTGTTGAAGACCAAGTTGGACGAACTGCTCAAAACGGATATGGAGGAATGGTACGCCACCTTCGGAAGGGCCATGTCCAATGGAGAGCTGACCGACGAGGAAATCGAGGACTTGAACAAACAGTGGGAGGAACTTGTAAAAAAAGGCCTCCATATCCGCGACAGCATATCGGAGGCTACCGGCTATACCGGGGACGACGGCGGAACGACACAGAGCGGGAAACCGGGCGGGTTCGCCGCCATGAGCCAAGAACAGGGCACTAAGCTCGAAGGGCTCTTTGTCTCCGGCCAGATGCACTGGGCCAGCATCGACGAGCGAATGCAGGACGTGAGCGAGCAGATGGGCGCAGCCGTGGACCACCTGCGGCGTATCGAGGAGAACACCGGCGCCAGCGCCAAGCATTTGGGCGAGATTAAGGACGAAATAAAAAAAATTGTACGCGACGGCTTGAAGATGAAATGACGACAACCTGTTAAAATCAACGAGATATGGCAATGGATGCGATATTGGGCGGGAAAGCGCTCGTCAACGGTACGGACATCTGGACGGAGTACGGCGTGTTTCTGGCCGAGAAAAGGCGGGGCGACCGCAACAACTTGAAGGCGATCCTGTCGCCGGCCAAGACGAAAACCCATGTGGCCGTGGATATACGCGAGGAGAACGGCGAGAAGTACTCGGCCGCGCTCGACGTGAAGAATCAGGCCCGGGACGTGAAGCTCTGTTTCGCCCTCTATGCCGACACCCGGAAGGAGTGGCTGGCTCAATATAAGGCCTTTATCGCCTTTTTAAAGGCGGGCGACGACGGGTGGCTCGACATCGAATTTCCCGACCTCGACATGACCCTTCGCGTTTTCTACAAGGAGGCGAGCGACTACGAGCCGCTCACTTACCTCTGGCGGGAAGGCAAGCAGGCGAGCCGCTTCTACGTCACTTTTCGGGAGCCGAACCCGACGATTTAAATGACGATTGAACAGCATTAAAACGACCTTAAAACAAGAGTAAGATGATCACGATATACGGCAGCGACGGCATGGCGAAGACACAGGTTCCCTGCGACGACAACTCGACGCAGGAGATGGAGTTGCAGGGCGACAACGCGCTCAGCCTGTCGTTCACGCTCTACGAACACGTGGCGCTCGAAGTCAACGACTATGCCGAGTTTATGGGCAGGAAGTACTGGCTCATGGAACGGTATCACCCCGAGCAAGTGTCGACGGTAGAATGGAAGTACGATATCAAGCTCTACGGCATCGAGAGTCTGGTGAAGCGCTTCCTTGTTATCAACGACACGGACGGGGACGACGAGCCGGTCTTCACCCTGACCGCCCCGCCGAGGGACCATGTCGCCCTGATCGTGAAAAGTATCAACAACGGCATGGGTAGCGGCGACTGGAAGGTGGGCACGGTGGAGGGCGCCGACAACATCGTCATCGACTATTTCGGAAAATATTGCGACGAGGCGCTCAAAGAGGTGGCCGAGAAGGTCGGACACCGCGCCGAATGGTGGGTCGAGGGGCAGACCGTCAATATCTGCCGCTGCGAGCAGGGCGAGGAGGTGACGCTGGCCTACGGCAAGGGGCTGCTCTCGCTGAGCGGCGACATGGCCGACAACGCCAAGTTCTACACCCGGCTCTACCCGGTGGGCAGTTCCCGCAACATCGACCCGGAGAAATACGGCCACACCCGGCTGCAACTGCCCGGCGATGTGAAACACGTCGATGTGAATGTCGACAAGTACGGCGTATGGCACCACTACGAAGCCGAGGCTTTCGCCGGCATTTACCCCAAGCGTATCGGCACGGTGAGCTCGGTGCGGAAGGAAGAGACGAAGGATGAGGAGGGCAACCCCTTTACAATCTGGTATTTCAAGGACGAAAGCCTCGATTTCGACCCGAACGATTACGAGCTGGCCCGGCAAGTCAAACGGGTATCCTTTCAGGAAGGTTCGGAACTGGCCGGGCTCGGAGAAGAAGCCGACGACACCTATTACTTCGAGGTCAACTACGACAGTGAGACCCGGGAGTTCGAGATCATCACCATCTGGCCCTATGACGACGACACGCAGCTTCCCAACGACACCCTGTCGCCCCAAGCAGGCGATAAGTATATCCTTTGGAATATCCGCATGCCGGACGAATACTATCCGCTGGCCGAACAGGAATTCAAGGAGGCCGTCGACCAATATAACGAGGAGAACGCCATCGACGTGAGCCGCTACAAGGCGCCGACCGACCATGTCTATATCGAGGAGCATGCCATCGACCTCTATGTGGGGAGAAGGGTGCGGCTCGAAAGTAACAAATATTTTCCGGACACCGGGTTTCGAAGCAGCCGCATTACCAAAATCACGCGGAAGGTGAATCTTCCCTCACAGGTGGATTTGGAAATCAGCGACGCCACGAGTACCGGGGCGATGACGACCATCAACGACAACATCACCGCCGTCGAGAACTATGTGCGGGAGGCCATGTCGGGCTCTTTCCCCGACCTGATCCGGAGCTGGGACAACACCCTGCCCACCGACAACAACGTGTTCAGCGCGCGGCGTACCCTCAAAGAGGCGCTCAGCCGCCTGCGCCCAGACACAGCACAGGAGAAAATCACCTTCGCGAAAGGGCTGGACATCGGAGTTTACTCCTCGCTCGTAAGCGGCGGAACGTTCAGAACCGATGAACAAGGCAACACCTATATTGAGGCAGACAACATCTTTATCCGCAAGAAAGCGACGATGCAGGAGACGCAGGTCAACCGGGTCACCCATATTGCCGGGGAGTATATCGTCAGTTCTGCCTCCTTCGGAAACCTTTTCCGGGTAGAGGAGTTCGAGACGTATTACCGCTGTTATGCGGACGACGGGAGTGTCGCTCCCGAGAACGACTTCATCGTGGGGGATATGGCGATTTGTCGGGCGGTCGACCGGACGGAGGCATTAAAGCCCCGCTACTACTGGCGCAAGGTGGTCGGGGTCGGCGACAACTACGTCGACCTCTCCAAGACGGATGCCGATACCGGCTCGGATATCCCCGTAGCCGGGGACGCCCTTATCCAGCTGGGGTACGACCCGGTGGTGGGCGGCAGCGAGGAGCCCGGGCGACAGAACGCCATCATCATCTCCTCCGTCGCCATCGACTCCCCCAGCATCAAGCTGTTGCAGGGTATCGGCTCCTACACCTTGCAGGGCAAGGAGGTCGTCAGTCAGGGATTCGACAAGAGCACCGCCCGGGCTTTCCTCAAAGTCCTCGGCGACTTTGCTGTCGGTGTCCCCGACCAAAGCACCTATCTGCTCTACGATTCGACAACCAAAACTCTCCGAATCAAGGGCAAATTCATTACCGAGCACTACGACGATTTGGACAAGGCGCTTGAAGAACGCGAATACCTCAAAGAAGCCTTCCGTAACGACACCGCCATCGACGGGGGTGTCATCGCCACGAGTCTCGTGCAGCTCGGCTACCGCACTTCCGAAGGCGAGTATGTCGTCATGAGCGGCGTGAGCGGTCTCGACCGGGGAACCGGCAGTATCTCCTATTGGGCGGGCGGAGACCCCGTTGACCGCTTTGTCTATGACGAGGAATCCGGGAAATACGTCGAAAAGGAGGGCCTTGCCGGAACCGAGGCCACGGCCCTAATCCGCATGGACGGCACGGGCTATCTGGCCGCCGGCAATATCCGGTGGGACAAAAAGGGGAAAATCGACACCAACCTCGGGGCATTCTATTTCGGCGACAAACTCATCGACGCCTATCTCAACATCTTTCAGCTTAATGAGGATCCGGAGAGCGGGAAACTGCTCGATGTCACGCCCCTCGTGCCCATGACCGACATCGATGTCAACCATAGCGTTACCATCGGCGGGGCGACGCTGGTATGGGACGCCGCCAATAAGGCCATTAAAGTGTACGACTCGAAAAATGGGGAACCGATAAGCCTCTATACCACCGGGAGCCTCTCGGCTCTCGGTCTCGGCAGCCTCGAAGGGGGCGGCGGTGGCGGAGGAGGGCTCATCAAGCTCGTTCATGGGTTCGACGATCTGGACGGCGCATTCGACAACGCCACCCTTACCGATACCTTCAACGCCTATACCATCAACGAGATTTGGAAACTCGCCAACGCCGGCGCATCTACGATAGGTACAGGGAATGTGGTGACGGCCGTCAGCAAAACGGGCAGTAACATCGTTGTCACCAAAGGCATCACCCTGTACGATTGGGTGCAGCAGCCGAACAAGCCTACCTATTCGCTGGCCGAGATAAACAACGTGAGCGGCACATATACGGGTCTGACCGTAGGCAAGGCGAACAACGCCGATTATGCCACGAATGCCGGATATGCCGTCTCGTCAGGAAATTCCGCCAACACAAACGCTTTTGCGAACAAGGACATTTATCACTACCAAGAGGCCGGGTGGATTATTCTGTCATCGCATAAGTATATAGATTCCGAGAGTCGTTGGTATTGGAACAAGATTGCAACCGTCACGGACAGTCATACGAATTACTCGGGTGTGGTCATCGAAATCGAGGCCGTCGAGGATTATGTGACCGGAGGAGCCGTTTACGGAAGGCTTTACCTTACCTGTGGGGAGGGTGCTATATCCCTTAACTTGATGACCATGCAGAAGTGTCAATCCCAGAGGGCCCTGTACATACATGCCTGTATAGACAAGAGCGGGAACGTGTGGGTAAAAACGAATACGCAATGGCATAACCAGTTCCGGTTCAGAACCGTCGGGAAAGAGTACCTCTATATCGACACATATACGAGCGATATAGAAACCACTCTCGACAAACCGGCCGACACGAGCGAGGAGATAGAAAACCGGATAGTCGTGCTTCGGGACGGTAATTTCACGTATTTCTCGAACTCCCGCCTCGACAACGTCACTTGCAGCCAAGCCGATAAATTAGCCACTTACCGGACGATTTGGGGAAATCCGTTTGACGGATCGAACGATGTGTCCGGAAGTCTGTCGGGAGTCCGGGATATAACGATGGAGGGAGACATCGATGGAGCGAATGTAATCAGGGCTACGAGTATAAACCTTTCGACCGGGAGTAAGTCTGTCTCCATCTCCGCCGGAAGGATTGTGGCGACGAATAACATAAGGTCAAAGGAGAGTGTCACATCGGACGGTAACATCACGGCCGGAGGGGATATATCGTCGCAAGGCAATATTTCGGCACAAGGCTCGGTCACCGCTCTAACGACTTCGGACAGACGTTTGAAGCGAGATTTCGACTATACCCGAAGTTATACCGACCGCCTCTTGGCGATGGGCAGGGTGTGCGATTTTCGATACACCGAAAAAGCACGGAAGCGTAACAAGGGCGGTGTGGACGGGGAAGCCCATACGGGGCTGTTATACCAAAAGGTGAAAGAGGTATTGCCATCGATGGCCTACAAAACGGAGGACGGTTACGGGGCTCTGAACTACCTGTCGACCGACTATATCAACACCATCGCCGGTGCGACTCAGGAGACAGCCCGTCTGGTCCAGTCGATGAAAAATGAAATTGAGAAACTGAAACAAGAAATAGCCGAATTACAAAAGAAAGGAGGAGAGTAACGTATGTCTATCAAGAACAACCAGATTGTCGCCCCGGTGGTGATAACCGACCCCTATAACCTGCTGGGGATATACCCGAAGAACGGGGTATGGGACGTGGCCGACATCGTTGCCCTCGAACGCCCCCTGTTGCAGGGTGGCCGTCCGGGACGTATCAATAAATGGAGCCGTCATAAACCCGTGCGCTATCCGCAGGCTGCGCCTCTCTCCGACAACTATCCCCAACAGGCCGGCGGGGTCACGACATATATCGACCAGTGGGAAGGGAGCGACACCGACAAAAATCAGGGCATACGCTATGGGCTGAAAGCCACGATACCGCACGGGAATCTTGTCGCTATCCATGACACCTCCTTCGATTATGTGGCCTATCCGCACCCGGGGACGGATTTTTGCCGCCTCAGTGACTTCGACGGATACGACCACAATGCGGAACCTAATTTAACGGGAAGCCGGATCGACGAAATCAGTGCGGACGTGCCGTATCTTTTTGTCAAGATCAATTATTACGATGATTCGGTAAACCCCACCGGTGTACCCGTCGAATCGTGGCTGGCTCTGGCCTCCGACAAGAGTGTCGGCGATTATTATCCGGCTATTCTCGTCACCGACGAGAACGGGGGAAGTTACGCCCGCCTGCTGACGAATACCTCGACAAACACCGTGACGACACTGCGGGTAAAGGGGACGTCAATGGGAGATGTCTGGTATTCTTCTTTCAGAGTGAAGTTTTTCAACGACGGGACTGTATCGCCGAGTCCTCCTGTCGGACAGAGCGACACATTCCCCGGTAAGGATTCGGTGGGGGCGAGTTTGAAGGTGACGTTGTTCCTTATCGATAAGAAATCGTTCGAGTACTGGACGGGAGTGGGCACGCAATTCATCTTGGGCGATTATTTCCCCATACCCACATCGATAGCTATGATAGCCGAGATAAACAGCACATATACCCCGATTAAAATCGTGGATTTCACTTTCCTTTCGAGCTACTTTCAGGTGCGTATCAGTTTTCCGAACGGAAATCCTCCGGTGGGTGAGAAATACTCCTTCCGTATTTCGGGGTCCGGATTCCTCGCGATCTATGATTACGAATACAAGGGAACTGGGATTCTCATTTTGAATATCCCTTTGGGGACGATACATCCGGACCTTCCACCGGGAACCCATACCTATTACTTAACCTGTTCCGTGTATGGGGTCTCCTCGTCGGGCGAGGCCGGCGTCCAACTCGACTCACTATCCAAAAACGTGACATTCGACATTCCCGACAGCGGGATTATCAGTTAACCATAAATACAAAACATTATGATTGAGTTAGTAAAAATCAGCGAAAACATCAGCCGTTCGTTCAACGGAAAAGAGACTGTGGAAACCCTGCAAGCGGTCAATTACCGAATTGTGGAAAACGGTGTGGAAAAAGGCCATGTCACTGTCGGGCAAGGCAGTTTTAACATGAATGTCTATTCCATGACCTCCACGGTCGAGGAGACGAAAGCTCTGGTTGAAAAAATGTTCAACGCATTATCCGATGGCAGCGATGAGTGAAAAAAAGTACGAAGAGAAATACTCATGGGAAGGTATTAAGGCCGGTTTGGAGTTTTCAGATATGAATGGTTCCCCCATCGATGTAGAGGGACTGAAATTCCGCTTCATCTATCGGGACCAATACGGCCGGACGTGTGAAGTCTCGCAGGAGGGTGACAAGCGGGTGAATTGTGTCCTTCGAGACGGCGAGCTGATAGCCGTATTCGAGCCGAACACTTTCCGCAAGGGAATCCTTACCGTAGAAAGGCATTATTGCCGTACCGACTCCGATTTCGCGAGCGGATACTGGGAGTATGGTGGTGAGGACGAGACGAACATTAAAATCGTGTGAGGTATGGAGAAGTGCAATTACGTGATGGTGAAAGAGCGGATAATTGTACCGGATGCCGTTGCGGTAAAAGAGCAGATCGTCGTGCCGGAGGCTGTCGCGGTGAAAGAGACGGTAAGTGTGCCGGCTATTGTTCAAAAACCTAAATTTATTCCCGACCCGTCATGGGGAAATCTTGACGAATGCCCGGACAATGACATTTGGTTTGTGGTGACAGACGATAAACCGACTACATTTGAAGATTATATTTTTGTGCAGTACTCCTCTTTTAATGTAAAAAGTTATAAGATAGATTGGGGAGACGGTAGTGAAATTTATACCGCTATCGCCCCAACGACTACCAATATAACAAACCATAAATATTTGAAAGGAACTGGCAGAATAGACACTAATGGCAGGGAATTTTGGATAATGAAGGTTTCATATGAATTATATTCAATTGACTACGACCATTATATTTATCCAAACGGTTATGTGTATGTAAATTACCCGCAAAAGATATATAATATAGCTCCTTATAAATATATTGTATTTGGGAAAAATATTAGGAAACTCAAATACTGTTCATTTGAGTTGTCAACATTACCATTGGAAGCCATAAAATTTCTATCTGATACAATAGACTGCATACCAACTTTTCCGTATTCGAAAAATAGGTTAAGATATATATTACATACCGGGGATACTTTAAAATTAACCTATTTAATAGGTTATAAATTTAGAAATATATTCTGTGATGATTTAAGTGACATTCAGATTGAAGGAGGAGAAATTGGAGAATACTTATGGGGCTGTCTAAATCAAACCAGAGGTAAAGTAGACCTTTCTAAAATGAAGGTATCATCGACTAACACATGGAGTCATTGCTTTTATGGCATGGCACAATCGGTTGAAGAAATAATCATGCCTCAAGAACCATTTACCGGTACTTATGTTAGGAACTGTTTTTATAATTGCATCTCATTGAGAAAATTGGTATTACCCAAATCGATGCCGAATGTAGAGGATGCAATAGGATTGTTTCAAAGTGATTATCAACTATATGATTTTGAACTGCCAAGCGATTTTGGTTCAAAAGGAAACGGGCTCATTCTTAATATGGATGGTGTACCGAAGACTATGAGATTGGATCTAAAAAACACAAAGATAAGATGTTTGTCATGGTCCGGTTCTTATCAACAACCATCATGCGGACTTACGGGGCTAACCTTTTCACCGGAATCACAATTTGATTATACTTATAACGGAGCAAATTTATATGTCAGATATTCAGCTCTTTCTCATGAAGCTATATTGGAGATTTTTAACCAATTACCGGATTTTAATGGAGAATCCGAAAGAGTAATAGATATAACCGGTTGTCTTGGAGTTACAGAAATTACAGAAGATGAGGTGAAAATAGCCACTGATAAAAATTGGAGGGTGATAGGAGTATGAAAATGATATGGAGGTATGAAAAATGATACGGAAAAAAGCGAAAGAAGGATATTTATTGGTATATAAAACAGATGAGTATATCACGGTTACTCCGGCTGTTTCCGCTCCGGACGGAACCGTCCTAACGGATTGGGAGGAACTTCCCGAGGTGGAGGCGAGAGAACTGGAACGGGAGTTCAACGAGAAAAAGGATACAGGCATGTAAAAGATCTGCTAAAAAACCAAGAGGAGGGGGATAAAAAAGAAAGCCCCCGGCCTGTCAATAGTCATCTCACCTACATATTAACACATACACGCCACAAGTGCGTAGCCGGGGGCAAATACCCAGACTACACTTGTGGCTGTTTTGTATGTGTATGTAAGTGAGATATTGCAAATGTACTATTTTTTTGGAGAATGAAAGTAATTGAGATACTGAAATTAAACCGGGAACTATTGAAATTCTGTTGCGATGCGGGCATTCGTCTTGATGATATCCGATATATCGACTTGTTCAACGACTACAACCGGCTGCTGGCCGATGGTGAGAAAACCTCCTATATCGTGGCTGCGCTGGCCGAGAAATACGGTGTATGCGAGCGAAAAGTATATGACCTTATCCGCCGATTCAAAGCCGACTGCAATCTCTTTGCAGTGGAATGAGATCGCCCCGGAATGAAACAAGCACATGTGCACGATACCTTTGCCGGCAATAAATGACACGCCATGAACAAATATTATCGGTTACTGGACAGAATCCTCATCGACGGCAAGACGCAAACCGGCAGGAAAGGCACGAGCCGCTACCTGCTTAACGAGTCGCTCTCGCTGACTCCGTCCGAGCTGCTCGACATCTTCGAGGGGCATAATATCGCCCGGCGCAAGCTCAGGGACGAACTGCGGCTCTTTATGAACGGTGAGCGTAGTGTGGAGAAATACCGGGAGGCGGGTATCAGTTGGTGGGATTACTGCGGCCATACGCTGGTGAACAGTTACCCCTCCTACTTCGAGAAGCTGCCGCCGCTCATCGCCAAAATCAACCGGGAAAAGCGCAGCAGCAAAAACTATGTGCTGTTCCTCGGATCCACCGACGCGGAGACCAATCAAGCCCCGTGCCTCAGCCTCGTACAATTTCAAATCGACGGCGGCGAGCTGGTGCTGTCAGCCTACCAGCGCAGTTCCGACGCCAACCTCGGACTTCCGGCCGACATCTATCACTTGTACCTGATGTCCCGGCAAATCGATTTGCCCCTGCAATCTGTCACCCTCAACCTCGGCAACGTGCACATCTACGACAATAACATCGCCCGTACACGGGATTTGCTCGCCGGGAACGAAAATGTCAAATTCGAGTTAAACGTATGAAAAAGAAAATGTATTTATCGGCCCCGCTCCCATTCGTAGGGCAGAAGCGCATGTTCGTGCGCGAGTTTATAAAAGTTCTGAAACAGTTTCCCGACGACGCCACATTCGTCGACCTATTCGGAGGTTCCGGCCTGCTCTCCCACATCGCCAAGCGGTGCAAGCCGAATGCCACCGTGGTGTACAACGATTTCGACAACTACCGCCGTCGACTCGAAAACATACCGCGCACCAATCGATTGATCGCCGATATTCGAGAAATCGTGGGCAATACCGTTCCTCGGCACAAGGCGATCACCGGAGACATTCGGGAGCGCATATTCGACCGCATTCAGCGGGAGGAGCGCGAAACCGGATACGTGGATTTCATCACGCTCTCTGCCTCGATTATGTTTTCGATGAAGTATAAGCTGAGCGTCTCGGAGATGCGGAAAGACACCCTCTATAACAATATCCGCAAAAACGATTATCCGGAATGTCTCGACTATTTGGAAGGGCTGGAAATCACCTCTCGGGATTATCGGGAGGTGTTCAATGAGTACAAGGATACGCCCGGTGCGGTGTTTCTGGTCGACCCGCCCTATCTCTCCACCGAGGTGGGGACCTATACGATGTACTGGCGGCTCTCCGACTATCTCGATGTGCTGACGGTTCTCGCCGACCATTCGTTCGTCTACTTCACCTCCAACAAGTCGTCTATCTTGGAGCTCTGCGATTGGATGGGCAGGAATCGGACTTTGGGCAACCCCTTCGAAGACTGTATAAAAACCGAATTTAATGCCCATGTGAACTACAACGCCACGTATACGGATATAATGCTATATAAGCGTGCCGCGCCCACGATTCCGGCGGTATAATATAACGTCGTTTTAATGGTATTAAAACAGCGTTAAAAACCAAATATGATATATTCTTTATTGTTTAAAGTTAGTGATTTTTGGTGAGATAGCCAAAAGACTGAGCAATAAAAAGCACCGAAGAAATATGTTTTTTCGGTGCTTTTTTTGTGCCTGTCTGCCGAAGGTGTAGTACATTGTAAAATATTGTTAATTGTGGCGCTATTTTTTATTTCGTTTTTTTGTATATACAATAAAAAGATATATCTTTGTAGTGTAATCAAAAAGGAAACGATAACATAAAAAGATAAAGCCATGTTACAGAAAGGTACAGAACAATACAAAGAAGCTCAGAAATTATCCAACAGACTTCAACAGATTGCTAGCTATGAAAGATGGAATAATAACAATTCGTATGAGATGCACTTCAATCCGTTCTATCGGTTCTTGTCCCGGATAATCAACCTGAATGTTTTTGCCTCCAATGTGGCAAAGACGATTGATGAAAAATGCACCTATCCGAGTTTCAAGATTGCCAACATGTCGAGTAAGCAAGCATGGATACTTGCCTGTGCGGCGATCGAGAATAACATAAATCTTGAAGATTGTTATACCCCTGTATGGGCCAGATGATTATAAATAAAAATTACTTATATATGGAAACAAAAAGAACAATGGTATTATCATTTCATGTTTGCCGAGGTGGCAGATTCTATAACCCCGGTCATGTTGAATTTGTTGGAGAAGAAACATTCTCAGATGTGTGTAGCATGTTGTCAGATCGCTTGTTCACGAAAGACAGGGACGAGCATGGGAGGTTCTGCAAACCCTATATTGCAGACGAAGTGGGCACTGTCGTTAGTGAGGACGACGAGAACGGAAGAACAGGAGAGATAGACTTCGATGGTGATTATGACAGATATTATACTATCGAGATAGAGGATATAGACGACCTCAGCGACTCGGAATTGGAAGCCATAAGGGCGTATAAAGGGTATATGAGCGAAGATCTTGAACGGCTTATTAAAGTCGATGACGACGAGGAAAACGAGGAGGACGAAGAATGAAAAGGGAATTTCCATTATTCATTGTAGACCATAACCGGGCGCACAAGTTCGGAGAAGTCGACTTCATATACTGTTCCGACATAGACAATGGCTTTATAGCCAAAGTCGAGTATATCGACGGCATTATCGAGGAAGTCGGAGAGGATTACCGCATAGAGCCCGGATTGTCAGGATCTAATATTTCCGCAAAGATAAGCATTAAGCGTATTACAGGTAAAAATCCTGATAAAACTAAGATACGAGGCCTTTTAAAACAGGCTATGAAGTATTATACATCGCTATCGACATTCTCGGCAGACATCGGGAATATTACGGTGCGACAAATGGTGTTGTTCATTGATACGCTGATTTTAGACGGTCGTAAGAATGCGATTGCGGCCGGTAGTGATTACAATTATAGGAATACGGTATTAACATCTATCGCATTTTTAGAGGCGATAAAAAAAGAATTAATTGGGGTATGACATTAGACGATATAGCAAAAACATTAGTGGAAATCAGAACGCGCAAAGGCTTTTCTCAATATAAAATTTGGCAAAATGGAATCAACATGGGCAGCGTCAGGGCGATAGAGAGTGGAAAAAATGTAAATATCGAGAATCTGCTGAGGTATTGTGAGATAGTCGGTGCCGAAGTTATTGTAAAAGAAAAAGAGGAGCATTAGCCCCTCTTTTTTTTGTTATCAAATCCCTCAATTCATAGTGTTATAATGGCGTTCGAATGCCGTTTGTTGGGTGTTGTGCGCTTGTCTATTATTGGACGCTTCGTTTTTCTCGAATCGGCGATTTTTAGACGCTTCGTTTGGGATTTTTCGGAAATTTGGATTTGCGGATTATAATTGTCGGACGTCGCACAACCGGCATCGGAAGAGAAAATTTATACGTTAGTGCCGGAGGTTCGCTCTTGGCAGGACGCAAGGGATTATTTGAGAAGAGAGCCGTACGGGCTTTCTGACGAGGAAGTCTCTTCTCCTGCTCTTATCGAGCAAGCGGCCGAACGGTTAAATTTGATTTTTTCACAATTAAAAAAGAGGAACAAGCGATGAAAACGACTATACACAATCATTTGCGAGGGCAAAACGGGTGCTTGGGATTTTATTATGGGTTGGCATCTCTTCTCTCGGCATATCCCGAGGGCGGTTTGCCGGGAGAGTTTTTTATCAATGGGGAAACTCAATCCATTTGGATATGGGATTCTACCGGTCGTTCGTGGTACGATACGAATCATGCGGCTCCTTCTCCGTTCATGGGTATTATCACCGAACCGGCGACTTTCAGCCCGGCAGTCGAAAGCGGTGTGCAGGCTTGTTTCATCTATGTGGCCGGAGGTAAAGGGGCTTATGTTTTCCCTGCCTTGAAAGGATCGGCGGCAATGACCGTGACGACAGATTCGTCGGCAATTATCACCCTTGTGTGGGACGGAACGGCATGGCGGAATTATGTGACTCCATTGACGTTCGACGATGCTGTGCGTCCTGTTTATCTCTACCGAGGGACGTGGAATCCATCTTTCACTTATCGATGTACCGGTGGAGTCGCCGATGTGGTTTATTTTATGGGTAAGTACTATCAGGTGAAGTTTTCGGTAGGCAGCACGACAGCTTCGCCGGCATCTTCGAATGATTGGGAAGAACTTTCTCGTTTTTGTGCCATAGCCGACGAGATAAAATTGAAGCCCAACGGATTGGTTTTGCTCGATGGGCAGCAAACTATTCGGGTGTCGAGCGAGCTTTCTTCGTGGGAGTTGTGCAATGGTGAAATCAGTCATAAAGAGACAGGAACTTTTTTGTCGCAGGCCGGGGAGTTGCGTGTGCCCATTGGAGATGGAGAAGTCGTGATAAGTCCTTTACAAAAGGGAATTGTCGTTTATTCGGGCGATGGCGATAAAGTTTTTCAAATAGGGTTGGGTGCAGCCGGAGAGGCTTTGTTAAAAATGACTCAGCCCATTGAAAACGGTTCGTGCGAGGTGTCGATTTCTCCTCGGCAAATCGAAATCTCTCGTCTCGATGGGACCGGATTACCGGTTTACCGCAGTTCGTTTACTGCCGACGGGTTGAATTGTGCATTAAAAAAATGGACCGATATTCTTTCGGAGGGTGATATTTATGTGGACGAGAATAATTTTGTGAGACAGAAGAAAGGCGCGTGATGAAAGTAAGTGTAGATGAGTTGGTAGACCGGGTTAAAGCGAACATGGAGGAGCTAACCGATTCTTTCGATGCCGATATCGTGATGACCGCAGGGATAGGAGTAGAGCGATATATACGGGAGAAAATGCCGGATGCCTTGCTTGCCGTATGGGCAACGGAACCGGTATCGTCATTGCCTTTGACAGATTGCGCTTCGTTGTTGCGGCCACAGCGTTCGTCCGACGGTAGCGGATATGTACTTTTGCCCGATGATGTGTGGCGTATGGCTGAGTTTTGTATGGACGGGTGGAGGCAACCTGTTACGGAATTTATCGATAAAACGTCTCCCGAATATGAGTTGCAGTTCAATTTTTATACCCGGGGAGGCTGTTCGACACCCGTATGTGTTTTATCGAACGAAGAAGGACAAAAACGTATCGATTATTACTCGCTTCCTGCACATGTCGTTTCTCATCGGGTGAGTTCGGCTCGTTATGTCGCTTATCCTGCCCGCGATGCCGAGAGTTATGAGTTACTTCCTTCGTTGATACCGGTCGTTTGTTATACTTGTGCGGCTCTTGTATATGAGATATTGGGTCGTCCGGAACAGGCGGCGGCCATGATGCGCTGTGTCGTGCGATAG